CCTCAGGTACTTACCTATCATACCTCGTCGTTTATTTCATACTAGGTCATTGCGGACCTTTAATGGCATAGTGCAGGATAAGCCTCGTGACATGACCGACGATTGGAGCAGCAGATACTAGCTTTCTTGGAACTACCACAACTGCGGACTTTTAAGTTAGAGAAAGTTTTCGTGCATTCAATTGTTAACCATGAAGGAAGGTAATGGTGCCAGACCATAGTTTGAATTCATTTCGGAACGGGGGATAGTTATAGTCAATCAGGACTTAACATGATTTTGTAAGGCGGTGACATGCATCCGCGCAATCATAGCTGGGTAAACCAGTACAAGGATTTAGTGGAAGGGTTTTGGATCGAAGCGGTTTCGGATGCTTGGCCAATCAAGTTCTGCATCGTCAAAGAATCTAGATTTTTGGCGTACGAATGTGACATAATGAGTATCGTACTGTATCCAACTTGGCTGACAGTATCTATTAATAACCGGGCAGTCAATTGGTGCGATTTCTGTCAAACTGTCAATATACTTCTCGATCAGGATCTGATCGGATATTGTGACACCATAAAGTTGTTCTACTAGAAGTCTTGTTCTCATTCCAGGGGGAGTGAGTAAACCGTTTTTATCAAAGTACTTATGTGCTTCAAGAATCATCTCAGTTTCATATAAACAAAAAGCTTTGCCTTTGCCTTTACGTACAAAAGACAAAGAATCATATGATGCGGTCAGTTCACACATCTTATAAGCGAATTTTGTGAGGATAGGACAAGCGGGGTACTGATATGCTAAAGATAGGGCCTTAGATCGTATAAGACATTTATGTACATTGTCCTTTGATCTAGCGTATTTGGCAGTAGTCCATCCAAATGAGACGAGTTCTTCGATCGGGTTAGTTACGTTGGTTCTATCATTAACATCAAAAACCATACCACAAAAGCTAGCATGATTTAAGTTTTCAAATTTCTCCAGTTTAATATCAAGGCCGAAGTCAGAGAAGATGGTTTTGTCAATCTCATTCCCCATAAAGCAGAAGAGACCGTCATCACCCTCAATGACTCCTTTGATGTGCTTAGCACCGGATTTTTTGAGTAGAAACAACATGAACATCAAGTTACTGAAACCATTAGAAGTTGATGTATCCATTTCTCCAGACATTCTTTTAGCATCAAGTTTGCACTGAAAATTTTTGAACGATATTGCATTACAGCCTGTTTTCGCTTTTGAGATGACCTCAAACCAATCCTTCCCAGAAGGCAGTTCAGATGTCATATATTGATGCAATTGTAGTTCGCAATCTTCTTGCAATTCTTTTGTGAAATGTGCCTCAAAGCTCGTGTAATCACTAGTGTAATACCAGGCGCCAGTCCTCATTAAACGATCGATGATGTATTGTGGTCTGTCTTTAATTGGGATCTTCTTAATAAACCAAGGCAAAGCAAAAAGCTTATCAGAGATTAATTGGAAAATCGGACCCACAAGTGCCTTAAACTCATCAGTTCTAGAGTTAATAGCACGAGCATGCTTAAATTCAGGGTAACATTCATCTTTCATAAAAGATTTGACTTTGAGGTATTGACTAGATATCGGTTGGTCCAAGGCAAGTCCAGACTTGATGAATTTTCTTCGCAGTTCATCTTTTCTTGCTTGCGTATACGGAGTTTTCTTGAGCCAAGTGTCGAGTGTTGTGTCAGAGTTTGGATCTAGTGGTGTTAAATTTTTCCGAAGCCATTTTCTCACAAAACTTCGGAATTCGGTTCTTAAGTCAGGCGGTCGACCGGGAAAATGTCGCGCCATCCTATATCTTGCTCCTGCCGCTATGGTAGCTGTATCACCGGAACATGGGTGGGGTAAGCTGGCACCATTTACATGGCACCCTAAGGACGCTTTAACCACGGGTCGAGTGAAGTTATCTCTATATTTAGTTATTTTGAAGGAAGGATCACAATCAAGTACTTTCATTCCATTGATCATTTTCTTTCCATCTTGAAATGGTAAATTAACTTCGTTTTCTCGATACCCATACGCTACCAACCTCTCAGAACCTAGAGGGGCAGCTCGATGTTTTTTGAGACATCGAATTTGGCAAGATTGATAATTTTATAGGACATGTAATATTTGATAACCAGTAAACTGTTCCCTATAACATTATCTTTAAGATTGAGTGTTCTGGACAAGTTGATGAAATGCGTGTTCCTAACGAACATATTAATTCGTGATGCCAACGATTCCATTGTTTGAGCTTCATAGAAGGAAGGGTTACTGACAGCTTGCGTGATCAACTCCATGCTAACTCGAACAGTTTCGAATTTTGCAGTTCCTCTTCTTCCTATTGCGATTATAACATCTCTCAATCTAGGGTCATGATGCTTTATTGTTTGTAAAGATTGACCGTGTGCTCTCATGTCAACCTTGCATTTGGTGTTTGCAGGGGTTAGTGTCGATGCATCGAAATCAATGACTTGAACAATTTCTCCTTCAGAGTCACGTCTAATCTCCTCAATAATATCTTGGGAGACTGAAACGTACTGGGATTTCTTGCGGAAGTCCTGATATGATGGATAGATCAATCCAGAATAGAAATATCTTAAGAAATAGAATGCAGCCTTCTTCGGTCGGCTAAATCCTTCGAATTCTCCAATTGAAGCATCAAGCGCATCAACAACATCAGGGTCAGTGAGTATGAAGAATTTGCTTTTGGCTTCATAGGTTGGTGTTTGAACTATGTGACTCGTGTATGATGCTACACGGTTCAAATTGACAATTTTGTCAAGACTTGTCAACAAGATCGCGTCATTAAGTTCCTCCCTTTTATAAAATCTTTCTTTCGCGTTATACCAGACATTCCATGGTCTCCAACGAATCACTTTCAGTGTTATATGAGTCAATACTTCCGAAAAAGTAAATAACAACATAAATGCAATGAAAGTCATCCAATCAGAGTAAAACATGTGATAAAACATTTTGATGATCTCGAAACTCGTGAGAGTAAATAAAACAAAAAATAATGGCCAGAATAACCAAGTGGATAATAGATACGTGTCGGCAAAGTGTTGTCTTAGATTTCTATGAAAGTCAGCATCCTTGCGTGCATAAGTCCACATTTTGTGTTGTGTCTTGATTTCACATATTTCATTCAAATCAATTCCAACTCTCTCCACAAGGTCATCATCCGTGATAACGGGGGGTGTTGGCAGAATCGCGGGGGCAGATCCTGAGATATTGATGAAAGTAGATTCACCATCTGAGTACACGTCTGAGACGTTGGACGGTGAATCTGAAGCATCATCGGAGACGTCGATTTTGGCAGTGTGAATATTGCAACCATTAGCTGCATCCACCTGTAAGGTAGCAAAATTGCTTTCCATACATCGCTTCCATAAAGGCTTGTCTCTGGTATGCTCTGGGTCACTTCCAGCCTCAATTTCCAAAGTTTGATAGTAGTCGAGTTCTGCTCGACGATGGGCTTCGTCGTACAGGTCCCGCTCATCAATAGTCTTTGTAGTTCTCGCTGGCGTTGTCCTAGGTTTACCATCGTCAAATCTTCTTGCAAGTCGTTCAGCATTTGTTGTAGGTTCAGGTAAATTTGCTCCATCTTCTCGTGCACAAAAATGTCCACCCATGTGGTGGTCTCGATCCTTGTCACAGACGAAACAACGTTTAGCTTTACTCTCTTCTCGTTGCCTCCGATCAGGTGTTGGTGATTTCTTACTCGGTTTCTTCTGTTTATTCGGTGTTTCCTCGTCTTTTTTCTTGGTCTTTCGAATTTTGTCCTTAACGAGTTTGCCACCTGCAGGTTGTTTTTTGGGGTTTCTAGTCTTTCCACCCCCTTTTAGACCACTTAACTGGATTCGTATGGAATCACCAGCTTTAACACCAGCTTCAATCAAGGTTTTCCAGGGTTGTAATATTTTGCCGTTGTGCACCGCAACAAAGCCAGAATTGGGAAGTAAAGTCGAAACAGGCATTATGTCTACATACATGTATGCCTGTGTACTCGATTCATGTCCTTCCACAGTAGTGACAAAGATTTGGTCTCCAACGTTTCCAAAAGTTACCCATCCTGGTTTCAAAACTAAGGTTCCGGCCTCCAACCTTTCGGCGAGACTCATGTCCTCTTTAAGCTCTGCAAACCCGATTTTAGCAGCTTCAACGTCTAATGGTTCAACAAAAACAACTTTTCTCTCAGTCAGTTCAGGTCGGTCAATCGGCAGAGTTCCAACTCCAAATTTGTGTGCAACATCAGCGAACTCAGTGGCAGTCAGTCCTCCCTTGACTCTGGCATTGTTTTTTCTGATTTGCACAGCCTCTTTCTGGGGTTGTGTCTCATGCATGATATAACTTCGTGAGTCCAATTTTTCAAAATTGTAACTCTTAGCTGAAGTGAGATAGCGTTGGTAGCGTCTCAATGACGTGGGATCATAAACACTCAAGCCTTTCTTGATTGTGTTGTCTATAACCTTTTGCCATTGGATTGCCAAGACTCCGATTACCCGTTGAACTTTTGGATAACTGAGCTTCAGAATGTCCACTTTTACTCCGGGGGGCATCTGGACCAACTCAAGAGGAACAGTGCGTTTTCTCTCTCGCTGGAATTTTTTGTCTGCGACAACATCCTTGACCTTGGGCTTGGATGTAGAGGCAGAGTGAAGATCAGCCTGGTTCTGCAGGTCTTCAGGGTTCAAAGTGCCGCGTGCGGCTCTCGATCTCAT